AACTTCAATGTTAGTCTGAGTTGGACTCCAGCCACCCTTAGATCGTAGGAACAACTCTTGTGATTTAAAGTCACCATCTAAGGCTTGGTCTATGACCTTCTTACCGACAGCACCATTGATCTTCGCTCGTTCCATCTCAATGAACGACCCATAGATTTTGTACATGGTAGATAAAGACTTTGGTGCATCCTGTAGGTGCTGCATTGAGGCAATCATTTGACGGATACCTATGCCACCTTGGATACATTCCAAGATGTGCTTCTCTACTAACTTACTGTAGGGTAATGCTGCGATCATAACGGTAGTCTCCGCCCTACGGGCTATTAACGACAAGATTAAGGGTAACTTAAGTGGGTAGTCGATATTCCTCACTAGCCCATCGGCAAGAACTCTGTAACTATAGTTATAACTTGAAGACACACTTCTTGGTTTGGCTAGTAGGGAATAAGAGATAGTGGTAACTATAGTTATAACTTATGTTCTATGACCTAGTAGTATAAATCGTAGTGATAATAATTTATGTGATAACTTAAGTTACTCTCTCAATATACTATAGTGACCCTTTTCAGAATTTTATACATACTTTTTTCAACTATTTTACAAGCGACTGTTTTACAACGAAAGAAAGTTTCATTGGATTTGTCGTTTTTTCCAACATTCGCTTGAACCTTGTGGGGGTAGTGACATTATGTCGCAGGTGTACGAAAGTAATTTTTTGTTTTGGATTCAGGTGTCGTTAACGGGCCGCCGCAAATGATTCGCCCGTAATGTCAAGGGGCCCCAACGAAAATGTTACTAATGTTACACAAACGTACAAAACTGTAACAAAACGTGAGTAAACAAAAGAAAAACTTGACAGAGGATAGGCGATTCGCCCACATCTCGCAAGTGATTCGCCAGTATTAAACTGCGCCCCATTAACTGAACGCCCGTTCAATTCCATGGGTCAAACTATTGACAAAACGACAAAAACCCCGCCTAAGCGGGGCCAATGTTAGAGCGTGGGATGTATCTTAGAAAACGTGCGGTTCAATCTCGAATTGATAGCGTGAATCGTGCCGCCTTTCCAATACTAGCAACTTGTCTAGGGCTTCCGATTTACTAGCGGTTGAATGAAAGCAAAACCGCTTGCCGCCCGTTAGAATATAGACTCGCCATTCCATCACTCGTTACCCCAATCTTTAAAGTTTCCTGCCGCCTCATTGTCATAATATCCCAAGTAATATTCCTTCACTTGCGGCAATGTCATCTCGCTTTGCTCTATGCGGTATCCCTTGTAAGTACCATTAGGCCAGTAATGCGGGGACAATGGGCGGCCATAGTATGAATCCGCTGACCCTCTATCGTATGGGCTGCCGTGCGCCCTTGTATCGCTATTGCTCATTGTACTAACTCCCGCTCAAAAGTCTAAGTAAGCGTCGCCCTCGATAACAACCGAAGGGTTTTCGAGTGATGCACCACAGGCAAGGGCGAAGGCTAATAAGTCCTCATCACTAGCACAGCCGCCCTCGCTGTCGATCCATTCCCCGTGCCATGACAAGGACACTTCCCCAGTCTCATCAGAGAAGCCACAGTCCTCAGTCACTACGTTATAAAACTCAGCATGATCTGCCAGCTTGAATAGCTTGGCGTCAGTATATCCGCCGCGAACGTCAGCTCCGCCATGCATTTGAAGCAGGATATATTTATCGTCGCCATATTCCCCAGCAAGGATTAGCTCGACCCCTTGGAAAACTTGGGAGTGATTAGCGGCCCAGTTGTAAGTGTTGAAACTTTGGCAGTCGCTTTCATCAAATGAGAAGCCACGCAGGTCGAGCAATTCCTGACCTTCAAGCGATACGCCATTATAATCACCGCCCCAATTCTCGACAGGCATGGCGTTAAATTCATGGCACAGGCTGTCGAGTTCTAATGCGCCACCTGTCAGCAAGTGGAAAACATTAACGCAGGGTAAAACTTCGGCTGTCAGCTTCCCTTGCCATTCCCTGACATATACCTCAGCGGTGGCGCTAGGTTGAACTTCAAAGTCGGCGGCAGTTTTGCCAAGGTTTTGCTGCCATGCACGGCCACAGTCCCCGCCGCTGTCGAGAAAGTGGGTGCCAGTGTTTTCGGTCAGCATAGCGGCGACAGTTTGTTCAATAGTAAGTTTCATGGGTTCAAGCTCCAATGTGAGTTAATAGGCGGTTGATATAATCGTTATCCGTATGATCAGAGATTATTTCGTCCGGTTCCCGGTCATATTCCAGAACAACCAGAACAGAGCCAAGGTGTCGCCCGGTTGTCATATCGTGGAATCTGATGACAGTTTCATCACAACAAAAAACCGCGTCGAGAATTTCGCCCTCATGTTGCCTATCGTTTATTGTCTCATAATCACCGTAGGGTCTAACATAAACGCAAGTTGTCCAATCTTGGCGGGCGCTGCGGATAATTTTGCGTATTAGGGCGCGGGCTTGCTTTTCATGTTTCATGGGTTCAACCTCCGAATGTAAAGTTATAGCCGCCGATATTAGGGATAAAGATTCCAATATCGTTTTTGTAAGCGTAACCATATTTTGTCAAAACATAGGCAACAAGCGCAACCGATAAAACGGCGTTCAATTGAAATAGGCGCTTTGCTATATGGTTTAAGCGTTGAGTCTTGCGGCGTTTAGCTAGTATTGGGCGACGGTTGTAAATGCGAGTTTCCATTGTATCGGTTCCTTGTATCGGTGTTGGTTGGTTATAGAGAATAGATCAATTCGTTAAGGACTTTTATTGATCCCTTACAATCATCTATGTGAAACTTTTTGTTATCAGCTTCAACCCAATATGCCACCTTGGCAGAGTCGGCCAATTGCTGCGCATAAAAGTTAATTTTGTTCAGTACGGTTTGAATTTCGGAGTCAGTCATTGATTCGGCCCTTTCTCGGCTCAAAGTTTCCATAAAGAATCATTACGGGATAAACCGGGCGGTTGCAAGCCCTATATAATATATAGTCGAATTTAAGCCAATTTTAAGGCCGATTCAGTGAATATTGCGGGGAATCAATTTTATGACCTACGCCCTACCAGACTCAAACATGGCTTAAAAACGCCGTTTTAGAGCGTCCCAGACCCTATTGACAATTTTTGTGGAACCGTGTTAAAAATGGGGGATGCCGAATCAAAACTTAGTTATGCGTTTTGTGCATATCTACTCCAATTTTTGCATAGCTCAGAAGCCGGAGAACGAATCATAAACAAAAAACTTGAAGGAATATGAAAGAGTCAATAGTATTTTTCCGCTTGACCGAATCGTTGCAAAAATGCCACGTTGCAAGAATGTCACACGCAAGAGAAATATTTACCGAGTCGAATCAGTTGCATTTTTGTCGCACATTATTTTTGCGCAAGAGTCAAATCACAAATTGTTGCAATCAAATATTCGAATATAAGCATATAAACATATATAAATATAAGCATATAAACATATATAAATATTCGAATATAAGCATGTGTTTATATAAGCGATCACTGATGTACCCCCTCCAGTGGAAAATGACCGTACCCCCTCCAGTGGAAAATGACCCCACCAGTGGAAAATGAGATTCACCCCACCAGTGGAAATAATTCTGTTGACCCCACCGAGGGAATTATGTACGGTGATTCTACAAGCTGACCCCCACCGTGGGAATTAAGGAGAACTTAAGATGGCAAAAGTAAACGGACTGTTCCAAGATGCAGAAGAAGCTAAGTTTGATCGTTACACACACATCCTTGTCGATGCTGATGTTGAGATGCAGTATCACTGCGGTGAGATAGCCTCGTTCAGGATCGAAAGTATTCCATGCCTGTGGGTCTGGGATGAAACCTCAAGAGAGAACGCAGAGTATTGGGCCGTATGGGATTACGTTGGAGCTAACTTTACATTCGACTGGATGTCGATTAAATCGTGGTCAGGATCACCACTTAAAAACAAGGAAGACGCATGACACAATTCGCAATATCAACAGAAGTAAATGGCATCTTGATGCAGCTAAAGTTACCCTTGATGTCCAAGGCACAGGCTGATAGACATGCAAGTACACTAAGATCACTAACTGATTCGCCCATATATGTAATCAACACTAAATCGGAGTAATAACATGACACTAGATACACGCATGGTAAGCATGGTACTGGCAGAGAACGCTAACGAGTTCATCACCGTTAAGTTCCTGACTAAAGACAACGAAGAGCGTACATACAATGGTCGCTTAAACGTAAAGAAATACCTTGTGGGTGGTGAGCGTGGTCGTAAGGCCGCTGACGTACTCAAGAAGCATAACCTGATCCCCATGTTCGTGGGTAAGGATGGTGAGAAGCCCAAGTACAAGAGCTTTAGCCTTGACCGTGTGCTGGCCCTCAAGGCTGGTGGTCGTCACATCTTTGGTATGGGTAACGAAATCGCATGACACCCCTGATGTGTCTAGCAGCAGCGGTCTTCTTTGAGAGCCGTAGTGAACCTCTGGAAGGACAGAGGGCCGTTGCTGAGGTCGTAATGACTAGGGTAGAATCACCCCGTTGGCCCGACGAAATCTGTGCCGTTGTCTTCCAGCGTAAGCAGTTCTCGTTCACCCACGATGGAAAATCTGATGACTACCGTAAGTACACTGGCAACGTCTTCGACAGACAAGCCATTGATATAGCTGAGACTATAGCTAAGTCTATACTAAAAGGTGACCGCATAGGCTTGACCTCTACCCACTATCATACTACCTATGTGTCACCATATTGGGCCAAAAGTTACCACCGAGACGGTCGCATTGGCACACACGTTTTTTACACAGCACCCGAAGGGAAATGAGAATGTTTAACATGACACTTGAGCAACACTTGGAAGAGATGGGTATCCGTCCCAAGTCAATCATCCGTGAGCTAG